CGGCGCTCCTAGGAGTCGAAGATTTCTATCTTTCATTGAGATTGATAGGTTCTATCGACAAATGGGACGTTGCTCTCCGCTGTTACCGGGGGAAATCTAGAATGTCGTACTTCCGTGACCGAAGCTTCTTTTTTGCACGTCGTTACTACTCCAACGCAACGCTTTATAAAATCGATGGGCCCATAGTTTCCGAGAATCCATGGAAACTGATTAGGCAACTCACCGGTGATAAAAACGCGTTTTGGCGGCAGCAAGTAAAGATGCGCATTAATGCAGCAACGGCTATGGTAGGGACATTCGACTTTGTTACTGATTTCCCTGGAACGGTCTACGTCATCATTGGTGACGGGGATCATCCTTCTGACCCGACGCTTTATCGGAATAGTGCCAATGGCATTTTCGGCCTTGGTAACTATCCGCTGAATCCGACGATCGATCCGGCTACAGCTATAAACCGCGCTCTTATCGCGTTTCTGAAGAAGGTCCGAAACGAGCAGGTGAAATTTTCCTCACCTACTTTTCTAGGAGAACTTCGACAGACACTCGGTATGATACGCAGACCCGCTGAAGGACTTACTACACTGGCGAAATCTTACCTCCGCGACGTGAAAAACGTCAAGAAGGCAAAACCAAGACAGTGGAAAAAGAACCTCAGTGGTCTCTGGCTCGAGTATGCGTTTGGATGGGTCCCTCTGATGTCTGATATCGATTCAGCGATGAAAGCCTATAACAAGATCGTAGATCCTGTTAGAGGCCCACGCTACATCCCCTTAACGGGGTACGGTATTCAAGCATTGGATGGAGGCACCTTACGCTGGTCGCCCTTCAACGTTAGCAACTGCGGCTTTGTCTCTGGGTTTTACAAAATCCAGGAAAAAGCTTTTGTTCGCTATCGTGGAATGGTCGAGTCTCGAGTTGATGCGACTACTGCGAATATCTCAGAGGCATTTGGTTTTGTGCCTTCTGAGTTTATTCCTACAGCATGGGAACTTCTCCCTTGGTCGTTTCTCGTAGATTACTTCACCAATATTGGTGATGTATTAACCGCCTCGGTTGCAGAACGTTCGAGGGTGCTTTGGGTCAATCAAGATGTAGTCTTGGAAAAATCCCAAGAATACTATCTTGCATATGATCCGACGGCATCCAAAGCGAACTTTCCACGATTTTATGGCGGTGGTGGCGTAGCGTCTACCGGCATTGCAACACGCCGGAAAGTGACCAGGAACGTAGGAGTCTCATTAGGCACCCCCCAATTTATGTTCGAACTTCCAACATTCATTGGGCAAGTTGCTAATATGAGCGCTCTTTACGGCCAGGCCAGTTCGGGTATCCACCCACAATCTCCGATAAGGCGACTTCGCTGAATCGGTTCCCTTGGAGTTTATAATGACCATCGCTGTTACTAGTCCCATTACTGGGACTGCACAGACGGGCCTGACTACGCCTACCTACACGCTGACAACCGACACTGCTCCCAGTATCAATGGGAAACAGTGGGCGGTTACAGCGCTCGGTGGAACGCAGACAGGTGTTACGGTCCACTCCGTTGCTGCCCCCTTTACCGTGTCTTGCTTCCGTCCTGCCGTTTTTAAGGCACTCGGTAAGCCGAACCCGGTTACGGGGTTGATCTCCAATGTACCGAAGAACCAGTACAAAGTTATCACGCGGAAAGGGGTATTGCCCCTTGCAGGACAGCCTTACCAGAATGCGCAGATCACGACACTTATTGACGTGCCTGCTGGTTCTGATTTGGCTGATGCTGCCAACATCCGCGCTGCTTTGTCTGCGCATATCGGTGCCCTTAGTCAGCAAAGTGCTGGCATCGGGGACACCGGTGTGTCGGGTATCATCTGATTTTGGGATACTGAAAAGTGTTCCCAGAAACAGAAATACTCGAGCGGTTGAAACAAGATATGAGAGGCCTGAGGTCGCTCCTTTTGCTCATCCTTGCAACCCTAACGGTCGCAGGGACGGTTCTTGGATCGCTCATGGTTCTCTTATATCAGCTTAAGCCCAATCTATAGGCCTAGGTTAGTTTCTTCCACCGTTTCTTCGTACGGCAAATGGAGATCGTTATGCGTATTAACGCTGAGGACCTACATGAACTGCTAAGGCTTGACCTCTATGAGGCGGGCTGGAAAAATGCTGAGTTTCCTGGCATTTCTTCCAGGCAGGTTGCTATGAACGCACTCGATAAGTCATTCTTGAAGAAATTTCATAATGACGTAAGTGACCGCGAACGTGACAACTCTGCTCTTGCACTTTTTCTTGAGTGCAACGAAAAGTGCCGAACTTTTGGCACTCTATCCCCGCGTAGACTCGACGAAGAGCTAATTATCGGTGAAATGAAAGTTATCATCGATAAGTTCTTTTTCCCGAACCACTGGGATCAAGGAACTCTTTATCGAGATCCATTACTACTTAACCAAAATGATATTGCTCTCCATTTTGGCCTAGGTAATGGATCCAACATAGGACCGAAGTCCACAGATCTTTACTCAAAGATTTGTGATAGTCTTATGTCTCACACGAGGTCAGTGTCGCCTGAGTATTTCAGGCAGACGATTTCCGATGACAAACTGTGGTCCGACGTTGAAGCTTATCGGGCCACACGGTTTGGCTACGAAATCGTTCCAGGCAGCCGTCTTTCTTTTGTACCTAAGTCAAGGAAGATAAGCCGCACCATATGCACCGAACCCTCTCTGAATATGCTCTATCAGAAAGGTATAGCTGGAGTTCTAACTAGGAGGCTCTCTGAGGTTTTTGGTATCAACCTCAGTACGCAACCTGTTAAAAACGCCAGCTTGGCTCGGTTAGGGTCTATCACTAATGAGTTCGGTACTATTGATCTCAAAAGTGCTTCAGACTCTATCTCTATGTCGTTATGTCGGCAACTAATACCTGAACAACCATTAAATTGGTTACTAAGGACTAGGTCACCGACTACCACTCTTCCAGGTGGTTTAAACATAGAGTTGCATATGATCTCATCTATGGGGAATGGATATACTTTCCCACTCCAAACGATGATATTTGCGTCTTTAGTCATGGCAACTTATAAGGTTTATGATATTCCTGTCATACGCCCTAATAAGTTACGGAACGGCAATTTTGCCGTATTCGGAGACGACATTATAGTAGATCGTCGCGCTTATAACGCGATTGTCCGCTGTCTTGAAGTCCTCGGATTTTCCGTTAACCTTGACAAGTCCTTTAACGAGGGCTACTTCCGTGAGTCATGTGGTTCCGATTTTATTTCGGGCCACAATGTCAGAGGAGTGTATATTCAAAAGCTCCTCGATGACGGCGACTCCTATTCTGCAATCAACAGACTCAACCGATGGAGTGCGTATCATGGAATCTTGTTACCTAGAGTTATCGGCCGCTTACGTAATGGCTGCCGTTTTATTGGCGTGCCATACGATGAGGCCGATGACGCAGGGATTAAGATCCCAGTGCACTTATTGCGTACGCCTAGTTATGATATTAACAGAGCCATTCGTTACTTGGCTCGCTTTAATATTCCTAGCACGGTGTACGTACCTTCTGTTGACGTCAGCTCAGAGTTGTCCAGTAAGCAATTAGATAAAATTCGGAGAAAGATCCCGACTTTTACCTATAATGCAGATGGGCTTCTTATGAGCTCTGTTGCAGGATGGCTTAGGTCCA